AAGATTGCGCGTGAAAAGGCAACTCCATGCCATACAGGCCTTATTAACATGGCTGTAGGCGGTCGCACGGATCACCTACCAATGCATGTTCGCGAAGGTTCGTATGTCCTCCCTGCTGACATTGTTTCAGCGTTGGGCGAAGGCAATACGATGGCTGGTTCAAAAGTTGTTGATCACATGTTTGCCGGTCATCCAGCACATAAAGCGGGTGGCGGCTCAACATCAATCACTATCAGCCAAAAGCCTAAACTCTTAGAAAGCACTCGCGTTCTTCCGGGTGATATAGAAACTGGTGTTAGTGGTGAAGATATCGCCGGTACTGGGTTGATGGGTAATATGTTTGCCAGTGGTCCTTTTGGCACTTCAAATAAAGCCCCGCAGTTTCAATCTTTGGTTCGCCCAAGTCTTGGTGAATATGGCTCAATGAAAGAATTGTTTAAAACCAATGATCTAGGTCAGATTAATTTACCAAATAAAAAGGCAGCAAGTGGCGGTCCTATTATGTCGGGCAATCGCCGCCCAGTTCCAATCATTGCGGCTGGAGGAGAATATGTTATCGATCCTGATGATGTGGCTCGTTACGGCGGTGGCGACATCGATAAAGGCCACAATATGTTGGATGATTTTGTTAAGCACGTTCGTAAGCACCTTGTTAAGACCCTTAGCAAGTTACCCGGACCAAGGAGAGATTGATGGACTATAACGTTAGGTTAGCTACCGTTGACGATGCCGATAACATCATGGACCTTCTTGCATTGATGCATGAAGAGAATGGTTTGTTTGAGATGGACTATGTCGCCGTTCGTGACATGGTAACTAACGTACTTAGCGGCAAGAATGGTATTATTGGCGTTATTGACGGTGAAGATGAATTAGAAGCTGCTGTTTGTCTTGTAATTGACAAATTATGGTATTCTAAGACATTCTGTCTTAACGATGTGTTTAACTTTGTTGCACCAAAATATCGTCGGTCTACAAGAGCAAAGGCTCTTATTTCCTTTGCTAAAAGCTATTCTGATCAAGTTGGCATCCCGCTTTTGATGGGTATTGTCTCTAACGTTCGGACTGAAGCTAAGATTAAGTTGTTAGAACGTCAAATGCGTAAGGCGGGTGCGTTTTTCATTTACAACAATAGCGATGAAAAACCGGATAATCACGTACAGTAAGGATTTAGGTTATGGGTTCATTTTGCAGTTCGCTGTTCGGGTCATCGGCCTCAACTAGCTATCAAGCACCACCAGAGATCAAATCCGCAATTACGGATATTCTTGGTCGTGCTGCAAAGCAATCTAATGCGCCATATCCTCAATATACGCCAGCAACGGCTGCGCAGTATCAAAATTACAACGCCGGTCTTCTTGCGCCATTATCTCCAGATCAAGCACAAGCTGGTCAGACAATTTCTGGTCTGCAAGGCGGAACGCAACCAGTGTTTCAACAAGCTGAACAAATGGTTAACAATGCTGCAAGCCCATTACAAATGCAGCAATATAACCAACAAAATGTCAACAAGTACATGAACCCGTATTTAAATGATGTGGTTAATTCTGCTGTTGCAAATATCAATCAAACTAACGCTCAACAGCAACAACAAGTGTTGGGAAATGCTATTCAAAAGGGTGCTTTTGGTGGTGATCGCGCTGGTATCGCCCAAGCAGAACTTGCTCGTCAACAAAACCTTTCAAACAACGCAACGATTTCAAATCTTCTTAATCAGGGCTATACACAGGCTCAGGGGCAGTTCAATAATCAGCAACAGACCGATCTTGCAACTCAATTGCAAAATAGAAGTTTGCAGTCAACCAACGCCCTCAATTTAGCAAACCTTGGAACCCAAGGTCAGCAAGCTGCATTGCAGCAAGCACAGGCACAGTATGGCTATGGTTCTGCGGAACAGCAGCAGCGTCAAGCCCAGCTATCAACTGCTTATCAGCAGTATATGAACCAGCAAGCATTCCCGTATCAGCAACTCAGCTACTACGCTGGCCTTGCTTCTGGTGCGGCTCCAGCTATGGGTGGAACTACGACAGGGTATTCTCCAACAACTAGTACCGCTGGTGGATTATTGGGTGGCCTTACGGTTCTTGGTGGCCTTACCAATCCCGGTTCTATTAACGCTCAAAATCCCTATTCCGCAGCATCTGCTGGTATGAATTTTTTTGGTAACGCTTTGCCAATGGTTAAAACCGGAGGTCGAATTAACTATAATGAAGGTGGTGTAGTTGGTTATGCAACCGGCGGGGGGCCAACATCTGAAGGCATTGTAGATGCATATACCAGATATCAAAAATTAGTCGCAAGCCATGCACCCAAGCCAATTCTTGATCAGGCGTATCAAGATTATCAAAAAGCGTTTTATGGGGCCACCGCCCCATATGATGACGCAACTGTTGCGGCTGTAAAACCAATAGAAACTACGCCAGCGGCGGCAACTTCACCAACCGCAACGGATACAACCCGTGACGGTGGCGGAAATGCGCGTGACAATGCAGGAAATGGTCCAGTTACAGCACAAAACGCTACATATTCCCCTGAATTTAACAGCAGCAATGGTCCTGTTGGAGGCGGAGGATATGGCCCTTATAATTCTGGCGGCGGACCCGGAAACACATTCAACTCTGGTAAAAACACAACCGGGGGCTTAATTGGAGGCGCACTTGGTAGCTTAGTAGGTGGCCCTATTGGAGGGCTGCTTGGCGCTGCATTGGGTTCATACAATTATAACAAAGATAATGTAAACACAACGCCTTACGATCCAACATACAAAGGTGTCGTGAGTGAGGCTCCTGTTGAATCTTCAGACGCTGTTGCCGCCTCTAATACAGCACCTTCAAAAGCTACCGCTGGCAACTACGTAAACTTTTCTGCCGAAGAACAAAAAGCTGGTTTACCAGCAGGATATTTAGAAGCCGTTCGTAATTTAGAAAGTCAAAATGGAGCCCTTACATCAAATAACAAATCTTCAGCCTTAGGCGATTTCCAAATAACAAAACAAACCGCAGAAAAACTTGGTATAGATCCAACAAATCTTAATGATGCTGCTGCTGGAACAGCAAGATTAGGAAAAGAAACACTTGGTGTGCTTGGTTCATATGGGGTTACAAACCCAACTGGTGGACAAGTATATGGCGGGCATCTTCTTGGTGCGCCAGACCTTTCATCGCTTTATAGCAAACCAGATGCGTTGCTTTCTGAAACGCTTGGGCAATCAAAAATAGCAAACAACCCAGCAATTTTTGGTGGGTTAAACTTAGCAACAGCAACTAATAAAGATGCATTAGCTGCTATTGAATCTGCGTATAACAAGAATGCTGCTGTAGCAAAACAAAATGAACAAAATTACTTTAACAAGCCTTTTGAACAACAGCTTACTAATGAAATGGATGCAAGCACTGCGGCTGATCGTGCGCGGATGGATGCATCTAAACAAGGTCTTGGAATTGTAGGTAATGGAATTGTTCCTAATACAACTGCTCAGGAAAATGCACCATTAGGAAATGGAATTGTTCCTAATACAACTTCTCAAGAAAATGCATCATCAGGTAATGGAATTGTTGCAGACCCAACCACTATTGGGAATGGTCAAGGCAATATTTCCGGTGTTAGCCCCGCTGCGTCACCAGATCAATCTGGTCTTGCTGGTGTTGGCGCTACAACGGAAGGTCATGGACCGGGTGCCGGTATTGGAAGTTCTTCTGACCAAAATAAAGCAGCAGAATCGGATAAAGCTATAGCCGATCAAGACGCTAAAGAGCAAGCTGCCCGCGATCAAGCAACAGCTGAAGCTGATACTCAAGTTGGTGATGCCAGAACAAGTGACCCAGATTCCGCTGAAAAGCGTGGTGGCCGTATCCATCCGCATCACTATGCTGCCGGTGGATATGCACCTATTAGCATGATGTATGGGATGCCTACGGAATCTGACATCTCTCAAATCGCTTCAGATGAGGCTGGTTCTGGTGGGGGTGTACTCTCTCCTCAACTTGCTGCTCTTGCTGCAAAGGGTGTTATCCCAAGTGCAAATGGTGGTCGCATTCATAAGGAAGTTGGTGGTGGCGCTGGTACTTATGGTGATGCACCTACAGCTGCTTTGGATATGGGGCATCCTGAAAACTGGAATGATGATCAAATAGAAAAGGCTGCGCAACAAGATTATTTCAATGCTTTGCATGATTACAATAGTCCAAAAGGATCAAATGCTTTCATGCGTGGTGTTAACAGTTTTTTAACAGGAACACCTGATGTAAATAAAATTAGGCAATCTTATAAAGGTATGCGCGAGTATAACAAACCTACTAATTTGCCCACTGCCGGTGGTCCAGAAAATCCAAATGATACATCGCGTGAAACGGCTGAAGTTGCTGCCATGAGAACTAATCCGGCCCCAAGTGTTTTAGAAACACTTACCCCGGAACAGTATGATGAACGTCAGAGGGCATTTGAAACGGCAAAAAGATATAATATGGTAAGGCGGCCAGACGAGGGCGGCGGATTGCCAAGTAGTAACGTTGTTTCGGGAAAAACAAACCCTATCATCCCAAAAAATGTTATCAATGACGTTTATGATAGCGCCGAAAGTGCAATGCCATCCAAAATAGATTTGGATCAATTTGGTTCAACTACTCCTGTTGTTCCTAAGCGTGTTCAAGTGGCTCAAGCTGCTCCACAAACCATGAACGATGCTACGAAGGAAGTCGCTCCGGGTATTAAGCAGTGGTATAATGCTCCACCCCCAATCGATATGCGCCAGATGGCTGCATTAAACTTTGGAGCAAATCTGCTTGCTGGCGGTGATTTTGGTTCAAACCTCACTCGCGCAGGGCATGATTACGCTAACACAATGCTTGCACAGCAAGGTGAGCAACGCGCAACTATGGCTAATGAGGCTACTTCGGCTCGCGAACGCGCATTGACGGGTCAGTCTGAAGCTGAAACCATGATGAAGGGTGTTACGAAGTTGGGTCCATACCCAATGCAATACGTTAGAAATCCTGATGGAAGTGTTTCGCTTAAACAAATTTCCGGCTCTCCATTGGGCGATCCTAACGCGCCTATTACAGGTGAAGGTGGCGTTGAGAACTTTACTGCGTCTAACTACCAACCTACGCAAAAAGATATTGCGTTTGGTCCAGTGGGCGGCCAAGGCGATGCCCCGGAAGCAGTCAATAAGTCGTTTGTGTTTGATAAGTACAAACAAAGCGACATGAACCGCATGATGGGCGATGAGGAGGGCGCTAAGGCGCAATTCCGTGATGATGCTAAACGTGCGCAATTTGGCCATGAGGTTGCTACAAATACCCAACCAAACCTGTATCAACAAATACAGGCCATCACTCGACTTGATGATCATGGCGCGTTGAAGGCTGGCTCTGGTGCTGCTTGGCGGCGTGTTGCTTATGATTACTTCAATACGGCACTTCCCGGCATATTGCCAAAACTAGGCGTATCGAGCCCAGACGCATTGTCAGATATGCAAATTGTGGACAAACTAAGCGCAACTGCCGCTCAGGCTTTGGGTCAAGATTCCGCTGCAACGTGGAAATCCATTCTCCGTAGTGCTCAACCGGGCGCTGATTTGCAGAAGGGTGCTTCAAATGAACTGTTAACAGCAGCGTTGATTGCTAACCGCCGTGACAAAGCTAACGGCGAAGTTATGCGTGAATATGGCAACAGATCATTTGGCATGGGAACGTCAGGCGCACAAGTTATGGCGGATGCAAATCCTCCGGCGCTGTTTAATCGCGATCAGCAGCTTTTGCGCGATATCTTTGACAATAAAACTAAGATTATGCCAAATCCAATGCTTCCTAACCAAGGTCCAAAAAACGAAAATCCTGCAACGCTTCTTATGTCAAAAGCCATTACTCCGCAGGAGTTTGATGCTTGGGCTGACAAAACCTACGGTCCATATGTTGGTGTAAAACATCTTCACCTGAGTGAATATTTCAAATAAGTGAGGTCATTATGCCGCAAATAAACCTTGATGATGAATTTGGTTCAGCACCAGCACCGAAGCAACAGAAGGCTTCGAGTGGCTTTGACTTGTCTACATTTGGCGATAAGCCCGGACCCGCTCCGGGGACAGCAAATGCGGAAGAACAAGCAAGCGCGTCTACTACTCCAACAAAACAGTATGAACCCGGAAGCGTATCTGATGTTGCTAAAAGTTTAGGTTCTGGTGTTGAATTAGGTGTTGCTCAAGTAGCTGGCTTACCCGGAGATGTGGCACGCGCTGTCCGGTATTTGGGCGAAGGCGGTAAGTATTACGTAGACAAAGCAAGAGAACATTATGGTTATGCTGAACCCGGCACTGCGGACAAGAATTGGAAAGATGTAGAAGCTGCTCGCGAATCACCTAATCGCAGTTGGGTTGGTCCTATTCCAACCAGTGAGGCACTAACTGAGTTAGAAAAGAAATATGTTCCCGGTGCAAATTATGAACCAAAAAGTCGCGAAGGTGCGGTGGCTCAATCTGTAGGGTCGTTCCTCCCATCTGTGTTTGGCGGAGAAGGTTCTATTGTCAAAAGGCTTGGCACAGCAGCTATAGCGGGCGCTGGGTCGGAGTTGGCTGGTCAGGCTACAGAAGGCACTCCATACGAAGGCATTGCCCGTGTAGGGGGCGCTCTGCTGTCTCCTGTGACTGCTGAGAAAACATTATCCCGCCCATTAGGTTCTGTCGGGTCGGCATTAGGTGTCAGTGATAAAGCGTTGGGTTCTGTCGGTTTAACATCTGGCAACATGGCTGCGCGTCAAGAAGTTATTCAAAAGGTATTGAAAGCGCAACAGACTGGCGATTTTACTGGTTTATCATCCAAAGAATTACAATTTATGCGCGATCAAGAAATTGCGCAGGGTGGTCCTGAAGCCAAGAGTGCTATTCTTTCATCTATGGCTGTGGGCGGAGCGCCAGCAGACGTTATGAAAATGCTTCGTAACAACGCTGATTTGGATCATCCGGCATTGGATGCTGCGAAGACCGCTATGTATAACGGCTACCGCCAAATGTCTACTAATGCTGACAATTTAACCAGCAGCATGTTAAAGGGTGCTGAAGACGAAGCCATGCTATCGGGGTTGAACAATTGGCTTATAAAAAACAAAAAGGATATGATTGACGAGCCCCCTAAATCATTTCAAGATGCGGTTGACTTAGCAAAAAGTGTTCGTGATGATATTTATAGAAACACTTTTACGCCAATTTTCAATCAATTCCCGTCTGTACTTACAAATCGTTTAGAAAACACGCTTAAAAACGAGTCTGTGCAAAAGGCTATTATGCCAACCATAAGGGAGATGAACTCTTTCCGGGATCGATATCAAGAGCCTCCGGTTCATCAATTTTATTCGCAAAACGGCGGGAAACTTACCATTGGATTTAACACACCAAATGGTATAATTTCTGGTGCGCCATTGGAGTTTTGGGATCGTTTAGCCAATCAATTGTACAGTCAAGGTACAACTGAATCCAAAAACTTTTCAGCATCTATTCGTTCTAGCATAGATGATTACTTTAAATCTAAAAAAATGGAAAGCCCTCTTAAAGCTGCCCGCAAAACAGTCGGCGACATTAAAGAGGGAAGCAATGCCCTACAAGATGGGGCAAACTTCATACATGCGCTGGTCTATGAAACTAACCCGCTAAAACGCGAAGCGGCTCTTTCTACTGGTAAAAATCTAACTGATATCGAGGCAGCTTTATATCAAGCTGGCGCATTGCGTCAGGCTTCTACGATTTTGGCTCAGGGTGAAGATGGCGTTAAACATTGGAATAATGCATTATCCAACTCGCAAAATCGTGCATTAACTCGAAGCATTTTTGATTTTACCCCCAAGGGAACACCCCCCAAAGCCGGTCCATCAAATTACGATACGCTTAATCGTGCGATTGAAATTGCTCAACAATTCCACAAGGATAAAGTTGGGCAGATGTTAAGTAACACAAAAACCAGCCGTTCGTTCTTTGACAGACTAACAGCACCCGCTGGTTTGAATGGCAAAAGCATTGCCGGTGTTCTTTTGAGTTCAGCAGAACGTGCATATTTGTTTGGTACTCCATATGGAGCAATCGCCCTTGCCAATGGTGGGTATGGTTATGTCAGGCAAATATTGCAGGATCGTCGCGCTCGTAAGATGTTTAACATGCTTGCAAGCAATGACCCCGCGCAAGCAATTGCTCTTGCAAAAGAAATTGAATCTTCAAAACTAAACCAAACAAGCTGGCAAAAGATTAAGGCATTGTTGGATTTTTCCAACAAGTCATCAATCAATTTCTACCGCCGTGCAGCCATTGCCGCTAATAACCAACAGCCGCAGCCTACAGGCCATCAAACTGGCGGGCGTGTAGGATATGGCCCCGGTGGTGAGGTTGATAGCCCTGATGACGCTCCTCAATTCCCTAACCGTAAAGTTAACGAACTGGGTTTCTACAGCCGTGCTGCTGAAGCACTTCGTGGTTTTCCTAATCAGGAAAAACCACAAGATATTGCAAGGCTGGTAAAAACGCTTCACGAAAAGCATGACGTTCATCCGGATGAAATGCGTTATACTGGCATTACAACGCCCGAAAGCCACCCAAAGGATATAAGACTATCCGATACGTTTGGCGGTATGGGTGAAATGTCACCCGCTGACTTGGCAGAGCATATTGAAAATCAACAACCTAAAATGATGCGGAGGCGTTTAGGAGAAACGAGTGTTTCCGGCAAACCGCAATATAAAATTTTGTCTATGGATAACCCACATTTGTCAAATTACGGAGAAGATGTTTATCATTTCCCTGAAAGGAAAATAGACAAACATTTGGAATGGCAAGCTGATCCTACAAAATGGACCGTTAAACGCGATCAAGAGGGATTACCAAACGTTTACAATGAGTATGGCAGTTATATAGATACCCATTTCAATGATCAATTATCAGACGATGATGCCATTCGCATTACTCATGGCGAAGAAGCAAATGAACGCGAAAATAAAACATCTAATGCTTTAAACTTTAAAGAAGGACATTATGCAAACACTGATAATTTAAACAAATCTGGTTGGATTAGGCATAATGTTGCGACATTTGAACCATCTGCGGAAAACCCAAATGGAGCAAAATTTAAAAATATTGAAGAAATTCAGCCTGAACGCGCCCAAAAAGCCGAAAAGAAAGGAATTATTTCTGAACCTTATAACCCAAATATCGATGACCAGTTAAGAGCCAAACGAGATGAGGCATCCAAAAAATTAATTCATTCTTCAATGTCTGTTGACGAAAGAAACGAGGCTTGGAAAGCACATAGAGACTATCACCGGCAGCATGTAAATGATTACGGCAAAATTGCTGATGCCCCTTATACTAATTCGGTAGAAGCATCGACAAAACGGTATGTTCGCCAAACATTAGCTGATGCAGTAAATGAAGGTTTAAATGGCGTTAGCATTACACCTTGGTATAGGAATGCCGAACGGGCTGGTGCATCGCCCTTAGACCATATTCGTATTGGAAATAGAGGCCGTAGCAGCGTCACTGGTAAAGATGTTTATGGAGTTGACCCTGTTACGCCTGATTATGGTTTTATCAATTTAAAAGATGAATCGAATAATCATTTATCTTTTGACCCAACCAACATAACGCCAGACACTGTAAAGATTTTAGAAAATCATTTTGGGAAACAAACAACAAAACGTATTGTACAGGGTTTGCAAGAGGCACATAAAACTGGTCAACAAGTTAAATTGCACCCCTTAGACGAGGAAGACCCTCTTATGTATGCGCCGATTGGGAATGGTCACGTTATTGACGGTCACCGTTATTATTATCGCGACTATCTGCCCCGTGTTTTAGAAAAAGAAGCCCGCCGTCTTGATCCGGGTGCAAAGGTTCAGGGTTTGTTCCGTTTGGCTGACCCCAAAGGTAAGTTTAAAGACAAAATGGGAACCCATCAAGGCGTTGTTTTTTCAAAGAAATTTATGCAAGCTGCCAAGGCTGGTGGGTTTCGTTCATTTAAACAGGGCGGCGATGTAGAGTTTACAAACCGCGCTAATGGCGGACGCATTAATCGTTCAACAGGCGGGCGTATTCCAGAGGTAGATAAACTCTTTAAGCAAGCGAAAAAGGCACTTGATGATGGCACAAAGCCAATGCTGAATATGCCAGATGATGCTATAGTTCACGCTCTCAGGATAGCACAAGGGCGGGTATAATGGACCCAATTACACTGATTGCTGGCGCAACGGCTTTATATAATACGATTAAGTCTGCCGTTGATGCGGGTCAGGACGTAATGGAGACTGCCGACAAGGTAGGTGGGTTGTTTGCTAAGGTTGCTCAAATCGTCCAATTGACTTCTGAGCCACGCAAAAAGAAACTATTCCAATCTCAAGCCGACTTTGAGGCTGAAGCCGTTAAGATTTATACCACTAAAGCCAAAGCCCAGCAGATGGCTGCTGATGTCAAGAATATGTTCGTGAGCCAATACGGCATGGCGGCTTGGACGGCAATTCAGAAAGAAGTAACTGAGATGCGGAAAGAAGCGGCTAGGGAAGCCGCAGCAGCCATGAAACAGCAAAAAGAAACACAGGATGATCTAATTATGATAAGCAGCATCATTGGATTTTTGGTAGTTGGTATTGGTATAATCGGTATAATCCTCATGATAACGGTGAAGTAAAATGGACCTTCTTAAAACTTTTGGTCCCCTGTTGGGATCAGTCGCTCCTACCATTGCCACAGCCCTAGGCGGCCCTGTCGCGGGCATAGCTGTGAAAGCCCTCTCTGGGGCGTTGTTTGGCCATCAGGACGGCAGCGACGAAGATATTCAGGCTGCTCTCGCCAATCCTACGGGCGACCAATTGGCTGCGCTTAAAAAGATTGATGCTGATTTCAAAACTCAAATGAAGTCTTTGGACATTGATCTAGAGCGTATTGCAGCAGACGACCGCGCTTCCGCTCGCAGCATGGCAATTGCTACGCATGATTGGACCCCTCGCGCTATTGCATTTATCGTTGTAGCGGCTTGGGTATTCATCCAATGGCATTTGTTTAATGGTACGGTTCCAGATAATATGAAGGAACTTATCTCTCGTATGCTTGGAACGCTTGATGCGGCATTGACTTTGGTCTTGTCGTATTATTTTGGTGCTTCACATCAACACTCCCCCTCTCCAAAGGAATAAACCGTGAAAGATAATTGGGAACAGTGCTTTGCCCTCATTTTAAAAGAAGAGGGTGGGTTCGTCGATGACCCTCGCGATCCCGGCGGGGCAACTAATCTAGGTTGTACAAAAGCGGCGTGGGAAGCCTATGTAGGCCATGAAGTGTCTAAAAATGACATCAAGGCTTTAACGCCCAAAGACGTAATGCCGCTATACAAAAGCAAATATTGGGATAAAATCAAGGGAGATGAACTTCCCTCCGGTGTAGACTATGCAGTCTTTGATTTTGCCATCAATTCGGGGCCGTCCAGAGCCGCAAAAACCCTTCAGTCGGTTGTCGGTGTGGCAACGGATGGGTCCATCGGTCCCGCCACGCTTGCTGCTCTTGAAACGTCTAACATACGTGACATTGCTACGCGAATCTGCGAAGAACGTTTAGCATTCTTGCAGGGATTGCCCACTTGGGGTGCGTTTGGAAAAGGTTGGGGTGCAAGAGTTTCTAGGGTTGAAAACATTGCATTTCGTATGGTAGGGTAAACACCTCACCCGGAATGGTCCGGGCGGGTGTTTTCCTAGACTTAAAAAGAGGGCTTGGTTTTCGAGTCCTCTTCTTTTTTTTCTCCAATCGTGATGACATATTCGCAATTGCT